GCGGACACGGTCACGCAGACCAGGCCGCCCGGGTCGGCGATACCAGTACCCACGGCGGTCGAGTTCCACTGCAGGATGTCGCCGGCGGCCACGACCAGGTTGGCCGGCGTGCCGGACAGCGTGACCGCGTTCTCGTCAGCCGCGACCGCGTTGACGCCGGAGTTGTACTGGATGGTGGCGACCGTGACGTTGCCCGCGCCGCCCTGGCCCTTGTTGACCAGGGTGACCGACCGGGTGTTGGTGTTGGCGCCGGTGATCGCCGTAACCGGGGCGTAGGTCACGGAGGAGACGGTGCCGGCCGAGTCGACGCGGAACACGTTCTGGTTGAGGTTCGAGCCCGCCGTCGCCTGCGGCTGAACGGGGTTCTGGTAGACCTTGCCGAAAGGTGCAGTCATTGGTCAGCTCTCCGATCAGGACGCGCGGTTCAGGCGGGCGACCGGGTAACGCGAGCCCTCGGTCGGCTGGTCGTAGTTCAGGAGGTTGGCGACCTGCCAGCCCACGCGGAACGTCAGGCGGATCGCCGACATGTCCTGCTGGGCGAGGTTGTAGATGATCGCCCCGGTGTTGTCCTGGATCACCGCTTCGGTCAGCACCTTCATCGTGATGTCTTGGCGGATGCCGTAGACAAACTGCGCCCAGTCGCCCACGAACAGACGCGGCGCCCCGGCGCCGGCCGGCCACAGGCCACGCATCGGGTAGACGATCGGCATGTCGTCGATCGCGTTGAGGGCGCCCGGCACCCGCGTGGCGTCGAGCTTGTCGCCCTGGCTGTTGCGGGCAGCCCGCATCAGCGCCTTGGCAGTACGGCTGGCCACAACGCCCGAAGCGTCGAAGCCGTCATCCTCGATCAGCGCGAGCGTCTCGTCGAAGTCGCCGAAGAAGCCGCCAGCCGTGGACGCGTTGCCTTCCGTATTGGCGTTGCCGGCGGCGGTCGCCGCCGCGGCGATGTTGGTCGGCCAGCTCGACGGCGCGTTGGTGCCGAAGAACGTTGCCGCATCGAACGTCCGGTAGAACGCCTCGACGAGGTACGGCATCATCTCGTCCCAGATGTCCAGGTCGACGTCGGCTACAACGTTGTCCGGCACCGGGACGATCGTCGCGATCTCCTCGATGTTCATGTACTTGTTGGTCCAGTTGACCTCGGTCGTCTGCTTCAGACCGGTGTCGCCGTTGACGAAGTAGGCCACGGGCAGGGCGGAGAGGACCGGGAACCGAGTCTGGGTGCGGCCAACCGGAATCCGGCGGAACAACCGCATGACGGCGGAATCGTCGGTGGCCCTGCGGATCATGTCCCGCGAGACCTCTTCGGGGATGAGTGCACCGGCGTCGGTGCGGCTCACCAAGTTGTTGTACGCCACGTGAACCTCCAGGTTCTGGTGTGGAGCAGCGGTCCCCGCGGCGTGCCGGGTGCTGCGTTCAGCCCACGCCGGCAGCGCGCCGGATGAGCGAATTCATGTCGGTGGCCTTGCCGGCCGGAGTGCGGGTGCCGCCGTCGAAGTCGGCCGGCTTGCCACCGCCGAGCTCCTTGATCACGGCGCTGATGGCCTTCTCGTCGACCTCGCCGTCCTCGCCCACGAAGCGGGACAGCTCTGCGTACTTGAGGAAGCCCGTGAGGGATTCCTTCGGCAGGCCGGCCTCGGCGGCTGCGGCGCGCAACTCGGCCTTGACGAGCCGCGGGGCGGCGGCTCGGACAGCCTCGGTGGCGCCGGAGGCCTTAGCCTCAGCCACGGCTTTCTCGGTCTCGGTCATCGCGGCCGCGCGGAACTTCTCGAGTTCCTTGGCGGCGCCGGCGTCCTTGCGGGATCGCTCCTCGTGCTTGCGCGCGAGGTTCTGCCACTTCTCGGCCTCAGCCTTCCAGTCGGTGTCGGCCCTGTCGGTCGACTCCGCCGTCTGCTCCTCGGCGCCTTCATTCACATCGGACATTGCTGATCCCCTGTCGGGATTTCCCCCGCCCCCTGTCGGCGCGGGTGGGTCTATCGGATGTAGCCGTGCAGACGCAGCAGCCGGATCGCGTCATCGACGCTCTCGGCATCGCGGTAGATCTGCTCAGGCATCAAACGCGGGCGCTTGCCGGCGGCCTCGGTCGTATAGAGCCGACCGTCGGAGGCGGTCTGCATGCCGCGGCGGGCGTTGACGACCTTGGCCATGTCGGCGCCGTCGCGGATTGCCTGGGCTCCGGCCTTGCCGAACGCTTTGTCCTGCTCGGCCTCGGTCATCGACTCGAAGACCTTCTTGGGGTCGGTGCGCAGGTCGTCGCCGTTGTCTTCGGCCGCGGGGATGCCGATGCAGTCGCACTTCGGGTGCCGGTTGAAGCCGGCGTTCCAGCGGTACCAGCGGCCCGCCAGGATGATGCAGCGCGAGCACGTGGCCCCGACGACCATGCGGGTGTAGCCGTCGACACGACGGGCAACGAGCGCCGCCTGGTCGGCGGTCCGGCCGGCGTCGGCGACCTGGGTGTGCGCGGCCAGCTCGGCCAGCGCGCCGCCGGCGGCCATCGCCCGGTTCACGTCGTAGCCCTGCCCGATAGCCGTCTTGGCGACGATCGCGGGCCGGGCCATCAGCGAGGTCAGGCCGCGGCCGTCCGACGCGATCCCGGCGAAGGCTTCCGGGTTGATGAGGAAATCGGGTTCGTCGTCGAGGCCCTGAGCTGCGAGGATCGCGGCGAGGTAGGCGTCCGACGACGATGCCGCCGTGCGCTGAGCGCCGGTCAACTCGAGCAGCAGCCGCGGGAGAGCGGCTGTCCAGGACTCGCTGATCCGGGTCGGGTCGACTCGTGCCCACGCACGGCGGGCTTCCCTGCGTAGGCGGGCGGCGAGCTTGGCCCGGTCTCGAGCGCGGCGGGCGGCGACCTCGGGGGCCGGCACCGGCTACTCCTCGACGACGGGCGGCGGGCCGGGCTGCTGGAGCGAGGCGACGAGCGGGTCGCGGGCTGCCTGCTCCTCGGCCTGCTTCTTCCACCGCTCGATCTCGACCTCCGACGCGCCCCAGCGCTCCCACAGCGCCTCGTTCGGAACGCCGAGCGGGGCCATCTTGGTCAGCGCGTCGACCAGCTCGCCCTCGGTGCGGAACTCCGGGTTACGCCACTTCGTCTCGATCAGCTCGGACGGCGACCCGACGCCCTTGGCGCGGCGGGCCAGGCGCACGGTGGCCTCGAAGCCCTCGCCGGCCGAGCGGTTGCGCTGGCGGACCTTCGAGACCAGGCCGGACTCCGACGCCTTGAGCGTCTCGCCGTTGACGTTGGACATCTCGCCGAGCAGGTACTGGGCCGGTGTGCGGGTGCGGGAGGCGACGTCCTTGACGTCTTCCCGCTTGGCCGCCGAGTAGGGGTCGAGCGGCGCCGACTCGAACTGGCCGAACTTCGTCTCCGCGGCGTCGGAGGTGACCATGCGGTCACGCCCGACGTCGACCCGGTTCGCATTGCCGTTCGGGTCGGTCTCCGGGAAGCCGATGGCCCACTTCTGCGGGAACGCGCCGAAGTCCTGGGTCATCAGCCGGTCGGCGAGCGTCTTGTTGATGCGGTCCTGCACGCACACGACGTCGGCCAGCTCGGACACGCCACCGGTCAGCATCCGCGGGTTGTTCGCCACCTCGACCAGCGGCACCTCGCCGAGCGGGTTTTTCGCCGGCCAGGTCTCGCCATCTACGCGGCGCTGCTCCCAGCGGATGTCGGTGACGACGCCCTGGGTCTGCTTCGGGGCCTCGAATTTGTAGATCTTGTCGGGCAGGTACAGCGTGGCCATCTGCCGGCCGGTCCAGTCGTCCAGCCACACCTTCAGCCCGGCCGCGCGGCGCCGCCGGCCCGAGCCGGGCTCGTACGCCACGGTGGCCTGCGTCGGGTGCTCGGGGAAGATCTGCGGCTGCTCGGCACCCTCGGAGGGCGGGGCGACGAGCAGGAACGAACGGCCACCGATCGCCGCCTCGAGCAGCACCTGGTCGGAGTAGGCGTCGAGGTTGTTGGCCTGCCAGATCTCCCAGGTCGGCATGTCGCCCTTGAGCTCGTCGCCGATGCGGAAGCCCTCGACGATCTGCCGCTCCACCATGGCGTCGACGACCAGGCCCATGTAGTTCGAGTTCGACAGCGACAGCAGCCGGGCGAACTCGTTCTGAGCCTGCTCGGGCAGCCACGGCATGCGCGGCGGCCGGCCCTGGTAGTAGGCGTCGTACAGCTCGAACGTCTCACGCTGCTTCTTGAGCTGGTCGTGCAGCCGCTTCACCCACCACAGCGGGCTCAGGGGTTCGTCGGCCTGCGCCACAAGGTCCCCCTGGTCTGCTCGCCGGTCAAGGCCTCACGGCCGCATTCGCAGAAAGCGCCGTCGCGCTGGAAGTCGAGGGCCATGAAGTGCAGGCCCAGGTGGCAGCAGATCCCCAGGAAGCGGCTACGGCGCCAGGTGCGACCGATGACGTACTGGAGACGGCCATGACGCCAGCGGAAGCGCACCGGGCCTCCCCCGTCAGTAGCCGGCGACCTTTCCGGTCACCCGTGTGAGCTGCTTCTTCTGGCCGCCACGGCGTAGGTAGCCGTCGAGGCCGGTGGTCATTGCGGCGATACCGTCGATGCGCGCCTGCGACTTACCTCGGTGCGGCTTGACCAGGCGGTAGTTGTCCTGGCCATCGCTCGAGGTCTCGACGACCGAGGCCATCCAGCGGGTGACCGGGTCGCCGCCGTGCCGCATCCGGCCGGCGGCCTGGCCCGTCTCGGTCTTGCCGAGCAGTCGCCACAGCTCCTTGATCGCCGGGGACTGGCCGACGTAGGTCTGCGCCACCGGCACGACCTGCACGCCGCCGCGCAGTTCCTCGTCGATCTCCTGGACCATCTGGCCGGCGAACATCCGGTCGTAGCTGATCCGCTGAAACTTGACCACCTTGGCATCGGCGACGGCCTTGTCCCGGACGGTGGCGTAGTCGATGACGTTGCCCTCGGTCGCGGTGATCCAGCCCTCAGCGACCCAGCGCGACAGCGGCACCTGCAGCTGACGCTCGAGGTCTTCGACGCAGTCTTCCGGCAGGAAGTAGCGCCAGAACATCTCGACTTCGACGCCCTCGGTGGGCGAGTCGACGGCCAGCCACCAGCAGGTGAGGTCAGAAACCGCGGAGAGGTCGAAGCCGCCCCACGCCTTGCGGCCCTTGAGCCGCTCTAGGTCGACGATGCCGCCGCAGGCGTCCCAGGCGTTCAGGTCGATCGCACGGGCGCTCGAGCGCATCCGCCGGTTGAGGTGCAACCGGCAGAACGTCGGGAAGTACGAGGGCGTGGTGCGCGCCTT